TAAAAGAAAACTGGCAGCCGCGTTGTCGTGACGTGTTAAACGCAATAGCAACAATGGCTGTGCATGAGGTTATGAGTGATAATCTGTGTCCACGCTGTCATGGTATAGGTCTATTGGATATTAAGGTATGCCATTCATGCAACGGAACTAAGCATAAGCGGTTAAGTGGTCGGGAAATGTCTATGAAGTTGAACATATCAGATAGACAATGGCGGCGTGATTGGGTAGTTAGATATGATGACGTGTACAGATACGTCAATGAATTAGACGGTAATATTAAACGTCATTTTTTTAAAAGTTGACAACGCCGCACTTTGATAGTATATTTTATCAAAATGTAGAAGCTCACCCGATTAATCAGGTGGGCTTTTTTTATGCCTGAAATAAAAAGGTACTTTCCAATAAAAAAAGATAAACGGGTTCAAAAGCTCGCATTATGTGGAAAAATTTTTGACTCTTATAGACTCGACAATAGGCTTTTAAGCTATTGATTAGCAACAAAAAATACATACTTTTATTAAGATGAAAAATACAGTAGCTGATATAAATAGTTGGCGTAATTTTTCATTAAATAAAATTTCCCAACTCGCTGGAATCGCCAGAGAAACGGTTCAAAAAAGGATTAATGAATCGAACATAAAACCAGCCGACACACAAAACGGATTTCCTGTTTACGACATTTGGGAAGCCGCTAGGGCAATCCTAGCCCCAACGGTCAATTATGATTTCTCAGACCCTGAAAAATTACCGCCCAAAGAGCGGCGTGATTATTACGAAGGAACACTGGCAAAAATCAAAGTTGAAAAAGAAGAAGGTGTTCTGCTTGATTATGCTGATGTTAGACAAATAGTCGCTGAAATCATCAAGCCAGCTATCAATTTTTTACACTCTATTCCAGATAATCTAGAACGCGATTACAACATTCCGCACAGTGCCGTTTCAAAGCTAGAAACAGAAATCAATGCGTTGCTAGAAAACTGGGCAAATGAGATAGAAAAACTATGAGACAAGCCTCCGACGTAGCGCGTGACATAGCCGATCTAATTAGACCAGGTGAAAAAATAACACCGTCTGAAGCCGCTAAAAAATACTTAAAGGTTAAATCAAAGTCAGGTGGTTCAGAAAATTGGAACGCTGATTTAACATCATACCTGCTTGAACCAATGGATTGTTTAGCTATGCGTGACTATGATGCGGTAATTTTTGTCGGTTCTGCACAATCAGGTAAAACCGCCGCCTTGGTACTAGGTGGCATGGCATATAGCATTAAATGCCTAAAATCGGATTTCATGATTGTGCAAACAACCAAGGATACCGCCAGCCAATTTGAACGCAAAGAACTAGGCTGGACAATCCGTAATAGCCCAATGCTGAAAGAACAAATGGCGGCGGGTAGTCGTTCTGACAACACATTTGTCAAAGAATTTAAAAACGGTCAACTGCTATTTATTGCATGGCCCACAACAAACCAACTTTCAGGAAAATCCTTAATCTTCGTTTGTTTAACTGACTATGACCGCATGGACGCGATAGACGGTCAAGGCTCAATATTCAAATTAGCGGCGAAACGTTCCAGCACCTTTTTAAGCAAAGGCATGACGCTGGCAGAAAGTAGCCCTAGTGGAAAAATACTTGATCCAACATGGCGGGCAACTGATGAAAACCCACACGAAGCACCACCCGCTGATTCACAAATTCTTAGTTTATTTAACATGGGCGATAGAAGGAGGTTTTATGTAGAATGTCCAGAATGTGGTGAGCATTTCTTACCGCCATTTGATCATACCGCCTTGCATTTCCCGATTGACAAAGACTTATTTGACACCACGATTGCTGATTTAAGGGAAAAACCTAAATTTGTCTGTACGAAAAACGGCTGTTTAATCGACACCAAGCATAAGCGACAAATGGTTGCTAATGGTCATTGGAAAAAAGAAACGGACGTAACAGGAAAAACTGATGTTGAAGCACCACGCATTGCCTCCTTCTGGTTTCCAGGTGTTTATGCAGCCTATACCGACCCTGTAAAATTGGCACAAGCCTATTTAGACGGACTCAGAGAATTTGATTTGAAAGGTGCTGATGATAGCCTACAAGCAACATTGAACCTTGACTTTGGCGCACCATATTTATCACAACAACGTGTTGCCGAATACAACGCAGGCGATTACCAAAAACGCGCTGAACCACTCATTGAAAAGACCGTGCCACAAGGTGTCAGATTTTTGATTAGCAGTGTCGATGTACAAAGCTGGGGATTTTCGGTATTAGTCACTGGCTATGGACTGCATAGCGAGCGTTGGTTAATCGACCGCTATGAAATTCGTCTATCTGAGCGCAAAGAAGGTGATAAATATCACAATTTAAAACCATCGGTATATTTAGAAGACTGGCTAGCTTTGCGTGATAGAGTCATGAACGCTACTTACCCACTGGCTGATAACTCAGGCAGGAAAATGAAAGTGCTGATAACCGCCAGCGATTCAAACGGCGAAGCAGGCGTGACAGAACGCGCGTATGACTTTTGGCGGTTACTGAAAAAACAACGCCTGAACCAAAATTTTCTATTGCTCAAAGGCGAACGACCCAAACCAAACATCCAAAAGCCCAAAGTTAGAAAGTCCTATCCAGAAAAACAAACTGCACGGGATGTCAAAGGCGTAAATGCCAAAAAAGAAATCCCGATATGGATACTCAACACCACCATGTTGAAAGACTCACTCAGTGCTGATCTAAAAAAATCTGTCAACGCACCGCGCTATATCCATTTCCCCGCTTGGTTGCCCAAAGCAGCGTATGAAGAACTCACCGTCGAATACCGTGATGATGTTCTAGGTTGGATACAACCGAAAGGCAAAAAAAACGAATTATTCGACCAACTCTGCTATGCCGAAGCCGCATTAACTGCAAAGCTGATTGAAGACCGTAAAAAAGAACTGGACTGGGACAACCCACCATCGTGGGCAAAAGACTGGCACGAAAACCCGCTAGTCATTAGCGAACAACAAACCACGCTATTTGAACCTATCATCGAAACACCGCCACCACCTAAACCGATACAAAACCAAATGAATAATTTCATTCAAACCGAAGGAAAGTGGTTATGAGTACTGCAACAGACATGCTCTCGCTATACATAGAAGCCGAAAAAGCCGTTTTATCAGGCAAAGAATTCATGATGAATGGTCGTCGTTTAGTGCGTGAAGATTTGGCACAAATTCGCCAAGGTCGGCAAGAATGGCAACGGGCTGTTAATGCTGAACAAGCTAGAAGCAACGGCGGTAGTGCCTCATTTAGCTTAGCGGAATTTAAATAATGAATTTTTTAGACCAAGCAATCGATTATTTATCCCCTGAATGGTCAGCAAAACGAGCAAAAGCGCGTTATGTACAAGCCGCTTATGAATCAGCTAAACCAAGCCGTACTCGTAAAGACAAACCAGATAATTCAAACGGCGATAGATTAACCGTCCAAGCAGGCAGTGCCTTACGCGGTTACGCACGGAATCTCGAACAAAATCACGATTTGGCAGAAGGCGTGTTAAGCAATATCGTTGCAAAAGTCATTGGACAAAACGGCATCAATGTCGAACCTATGCCAAAAGATAGAAAAGGTGAACTGCATACTGAATTCGCCAAGCAATTACTGAAATACTGGAACGATTTTAAAGAAAATCCAGAACTCAGTCATGAAATGGAATGGGCAGAATGTGAACAAATGGCGTGCAGAACATGGGTGCGCGATGGTGAAGTTTTCATGCAGTATCTTGAAGGCAGTATCACAGGCTTAAATCACGGTACAAAAGTTCCTTTGTCAGTTGAATTCATTGAAGCTGATTATTTGCCATCTTGGAATAGCAATAACGATAGAATATTGCAAAGCATTGAACGCAACGGTTGGGGGCAAGCCGTTAATTATTACGCCCTCAAGCAACATCCAGAAGGCGTGCAATTCAAATATTCGAATTACGATTACAGAGTGATTCCTGCAAATAGAATGCAGCATTTGAAGCTTATCAAACGCTTCAAGCAATCGCGCGGCATATCAATTTTTGCTACCGTGATGAAACGACTGGAAGACATAAAAGACTATGAAGAATCAGAACGCATAGCCGCCCGTGTTGCCGCCGCGATGACCTCTTACATTAAACGCGGATCACCTGAAAATTTTGAACCGCCAGAAAGTGGACAAGATAGAACTTTTACCATGTCGCCTGGTATGGTCTTTGACCAATTAGCCATCGGCGAAGAAATTGGCACAATTCAAAGCAATAGACCAAGTGGATTGTTAGGTGATTTTCGTGATGCTATGATGCGAGCCGTCGCTTGTGGTACAGGGACATCGTATTCATCAATCAGCAAAAAATACGATGGTAATTATTCAGCACAGCGTCAAGAATTAGTCGAAAGCTATGCCGCTTATGGTGTTCTAACGAATGCGTTTGTTAGTGCGATTACCAAACCGACCTATAAACGTGTAGTACAAATCGGCATACTAGCAGGTGTGATAAAACTACCTAGAGATTTAGACATAAATACGCTATTTGCCGCTGAATATTATGGACCTAAGATGCCGTGGATAGACCCGCTGAAAGAAAGCCGCGCTAATCAGGAACAAGTCAGTGCAGGGTTTAAATCACCGCAACAGGTCATTAGGGATAATGGCGGCAATCCCGATGCGGTACTTGAGCAAAATGCAGACTGGCAAGCTAAAGCCAAAGACAAAGGGCTATTTTTCACTACCTTTGAACAGCAACCGACACAACCGATAAATAATCAACCCGCTTAGTAATCAGTAATTCAAATATGGCAAATTTAAAAGAATTAATAGAATGGCTGAAAAAATGTCCACCAAACGCTGATGTTAAATTTTCTAACAACGATATTCCAGAACGCATTAGTTCATGGCGTGGTGATTATAGTAAATTGGCATTATCACATGACGGCACAATTAATATCACGGCAGAAAACTTATTAGTAAAGCTACAAGATTGTGTAGGATGTGATTTTGATGGTTATAAAGGTGGAGAATATACGGCTGATTTAGATACTGTCATTATGTGTGATAACTATGGTGATTATGAAGATAATCACATAATTGGCGGAAAATTTATTAATAACACCGCAATTATATTCACATCAAATAATGGATTTTGGGAAATTTAATAAACAACTTAAAAAACAATCAACCCGCTTAGGCGGGTTTTTTTATGCCTAGAGAAAAAATATGAAAAATCTACAAATAACTGCCTTAGCCAACAATGTCACACAAATTTTATTTTATGGCGATGTAGGTAAGACTGACTGGTGTGGCGATAGTATTGGTAATGACGCATTGAGCATCATTCAAAAATTAGATGCAATTCAACCAGATCAAACGCTGGATTTTCGTATCAATTCCTTCGGTGGAAGTTTACCTGAAGGCTTAGCAATTAGAAATGCCTGTGCCAGACACCAAGGTGCAATCAATTTTTATATAGATGGCGTAGCAATGTCAGCTGCATCCGTTATTCCGATGATAAAACGCGATAACGTTAAAGTCATTATGGCGGTTAACGCGCTATTTATGATTCATGCACCATCTACTCAAAGTTTTGGTAATGCGAATGAACTGCGGCAAGCAGCGGATATGTTAGAGAAATATTCAGAAGCTTGGGCGCAAAACATCGTTGAAAAGACAGGCAAGCCGCTAGATGAAATTATCGGTTTGCTTACCGATGGCAAAGACCATTTCTACACCGCACAAGAAGCATTAGATTTTGGCTTTATTGACCAAATTGGCGATGCAATACCCATTACCGCTTCACTACCAAAAAATATAAACCTGCCAGAATCTTGGCTAACCAGCAACAAAATTACCGCAACACTAACACAGGAAAAAACTCCCATGCCAGCACCCACTGAAACCTTAAAAACGGATAATCAACCACAACCATCAACCCAAACCCCAACCATTGCTGTTGAAGCATCGGCAATTGAAACTAAACGACAAGCCGAAACCCAACGACAGGATGGAATTAAAGCCATTTTTGCAATGGTGTCACCTGACCGAAAAAATATTTTGGCAATGCAAGAACGCATGTTATTTGATACCAGTATTACCGAAGAAAAAGCCCGCGCTGAAATCCTCGCAAAATTGGGCGAAAACCAACACGCAGTTACTCATTCAGTGCATGTTGGCGAAACAGGTCAAGAACGATTCAAAACTGATGCTGTCAACGCCATCTTAGCTAAAGCAGGCATCGAAAAAGTCACCGCTCACAATAGTTTAAAAGGCTGGCGGTTAGAGCGCATTGCTGAAGAATGCTTAGTACAAGCCAATATGTCACGCTCACACTTAGATCGTATGAGCATGATCTCAGCAGCATTTACACAAAGCACCTCTGATTTCCCCGTATTGCTAGAAAACGCAATGCACAAAACATTATTAGCTGCCTATGCCACTGCCCCCGATACCTGGTCACGCTTTTGTGCAGTTGGTTCAGTTTCTGATTTTAGAGCTGCTAACCGTTATCGTACAGGTTCATTCGGTAATCTGGATGCACTAAACGAATTAGGCGAATTTAAAAACAAAGCAATTCCAGACGGCGAAAAAGCCAGCATCACAGCAAGCACCAAAGGCAACATCATCAACATTAGCCGTCAAGCGATTATCAATGATGATTTAAGTGCATTCATTGGTCTAGCGCGTGACTTGGCACGGGCAGGGAAACGAACTATCGAAGCTGATGTTTATGCCTTGTTAGCCAGTAATCCGACGATGGGCGATGGCATTGCTTTATTCCATGCTTCACATGGCAATATTCAATCAACTGGCACTGTTGTGACAATGGCAGCCATTGAAGATTTACGCCAAAAAATGGCAAGTCAAAAAGATGTGGGCGGCAATGACTACCTTGATTTACGACCTGCCTTATGGCTAGGTGGCATGGCACAAGGCGGTAATGCCCGCGTAGTCAACACCTCACAATATGATCCAGATACTGCTAATAAACTGCAACGTCCTAATGTCGTTGCTGGTTTATTCCGCGATGTGATTGATACACCGCGTATTTCTGGTACTGACTGGTACATGTTCGCTGATCCAATAGAAGCCCCCGTGATTGAAGTCGCCTTTTTAGACGGCAATGCAGAACCTTACATTGAAATGCAACAAGGCTGGGGTGTTGATGGTGCGCAATATAAAGTCCGTCTGGATTATGGCGTAGCCGCTATCGACTATCGCGGTGCCGCGAAAAACGTAGGCGCGTAATATTTAATGCAAATGTAAATTTAATTTTGCATTTGCATAACTAAAACCAAAACAGGAATAAGACAATGGCTAAAAATTTTGTACAAGAAGGCGAAACCCTAACATGGTTAAACAGCACTGGGGCAGCGGTTGCTTCAGGAGTTCCGATTATGTTTGGCTTATGGTGTATGGCAATCACTTTGGTTGATATTGCAATCAGTGAAACAGGCAGTGTAGCAACAGAAGGGGTTTTTAATCTGCCAAAGGCTGCTGGGGCTATCGCACAAGGCGGTGGTGTCTGGTGGGACAACGTAAATAAAAACTGCATCAATGCGCCAGCATTAAACAGTTATTTTCTAGGTTATGCGGCAACGGCTGTTCTTACGGGGGCAACTACCGTCGATGTTATTTTAGAAGAATTTAATAATGAAAATAATCGAATTATTACTTTACCAGCAACAGGTGCACAAACATTAAATGCGGGTGATTTTGCAAGTGGCGAGGTTATTTTGTTATGTCCAAATACTGCTGCTCAAACGGTTAATTTGCCATCCGTTGCATTAGTCCCTATCGGTACAACATTATTTGTCAAGAAAACCGATGCCGCCGCCTTTGCTATTACTCTTGATCCAGCGGGCAGTGAACTAATTGCGGGTGGTGCAACCTATGCCACAGTTGACACGCTCAATGAACATGCAAAATTCGTCAATACGGGTACAGCATGGGCATTATTAGCTACTGCTGCTGCTTAATAATCAATGAAGCACTTATCCTTGGATAAGTGCTTTACAAGGAAAAATCATGACTAAAAATGAGATAATTTTTT